ACAAAGTTAGTCATCTTTACTCCCGTTTTGTTTAACTTATACATACTATTATACGTCTTTAGCGAGTAAAGTCAACCTTTTTTGCCACTTTTTTTGGTATTTTTTTAAGATTTTTTGATGTTTAGCATAAAAAAGCAGGTTTGTAAGCATTTTGCCTGCCATTTTGCATCATCTACAGCACTATGTAGGTCTTCTTGAACACCTTTTCTAGGGTCAACTTCCATCATACTGAATACAGTTCTGCTGTCTCTGATTTGCCAATATGCCCAATTTGTATGGGTGTTTAGCATTTTGTATAGATTCTCAATAATGACCATATCAAACTGTGGGCCTTGACACCAAATTTGGTCACACCCAACTAGCCACTTATTAAGTGATTTTGTGAATTCTGTTAGTTTGGTTCTGCCTTCTTCTGCAAAGGCAATGTCTTGAATATTCTTAGGTTGTTTTGCCCACCATTCCATTGTGTCGTCATCTATGTCTCTAGACAATGCAGTTTGCTCATCAATGTCCAGTTTCATATCTATAAAGGAATGTGGCTCTTCATTTGTGTAAGGATCAAACTTTACACCACCCACACTCAAGATGACTGCTTCAGGCGATGTTGCCAAAGTCTCAATATCTATCATTGCGTGGGTGGTCATAAGTGTTCCTAATTTGTTACGTCTACTGCATACATTTCATTAAAAACGATTCTTGCTTCTTCAACTGTGTATTGTTTTTCATTCCAAGCAGAACGTTCTCTACAATTCATGTCATACCAGACTGTAAAGTTTTCTTCAAAAGTTAAACTTTCATCGTATTCAAATATTTCCATATTCACTCCTATAAAGAATATAATATGTATTATACGAATATTTGTAGACTATGTCAACCTTAATCTTAGTTTATTTTTCTCTTTTGATTTGCTTTTTTAACTAAAGAATTTAGAATTTCTTTTTCACCTGTAGACAAAGTGGGTGCTACATTTTTTAAAAAATGTTTCATAAACTCTTTGTGCTTTGGGTTGATTTTATTGTTTTTCATAGTTACTCCTAAATATATTAAATATTATATGTCTTTTTAGAAGTATGTCAACCTAGTTATGCATTAAGTTTTTCGAAGTATTTTTCGTAAAGACGTTTTTCCCAATAGTATGCTTCACGTTCCCAAGGTTGCTTACTGTAAGGTGTTTTAGAATAATCTGCTTTTTTCCACTTTGCAGTGGTTGGAGATAGTTCACCTGCAATAAACTGTTTTGCATGAATCAATTCATGTGTGAGATTTATAAGCATTTCTTCCCTAGTAAATTTATGCCCTTCACTAGTTCTTGCAAGTTCAATTTCAATAGTGTTTTTGTCACCCCAACAAAAACCACCTGCTTGTTCTTCTAATGCATTGTAAATCCATATATCTATACTTACAGGTCTGCGGATATTTGTGGGTAGAATGTTTTCGACTAAAAGTTCAGATACATTTTCTACGAATTTTTTATTTTTGAATTGCCCATAGATTTGTACATGGACCATATCTTGGCTCCTACACCAGTTTTCAATATCGCTTATAATAGCATCATTAGATGTATTGTCAACCTTTTTGTAAGTGCTTGATTTAGAAGAAGTTAATCTATTACTATGTCTTCCATTCCGGCTGTTCTTAGCCTTGTGATGTGTCCTATTTGCCATTGTTTAGTATCTAAGCCTTTCATTATGCCCAAATACTTGTTTCTAAGTAGAGCATATTGGTTGCAAAGATGTGTTAGGTTTATAACACTATCTTCACTATCAACGAATTTTTCTGCGTCTCTACTACTTAACTGTCTGTTATAGGATTCGAGATATTTTCTGAACGTCGTGCTTCTCTCTTTACGAAGTTCAATATTCAAGTGTTCTAGTATTGCTTCAATCTCTTGAAGTTGGTTAAAACGATGTTCTGTAATGCCAGGTAGGGCGGCACTGGATTTCTCCAGGCTACCCTTTATACTGCATTCGTATTTGGCTTGTTGTAGTTCATTTTCATAATGCTCAATAGATTGAACTATCTTACTTAAATCTTCTACAACTGAATTATACCAACCTGCCATTAGTAATCCCAATCATCATCTTCTTCATCTTCCTCGCCAAAACCATAGTGACCAATCACTGCGGCTTTTAAGGCAGAATCAAAAGTATGTGCTTCATCTTCCACTCCGGCCATATCACATTCTTCGTCAAAGACACGGACTAAATGTTCCGCGGCTTCTACTCTGTCTTTCTTGGCGATATAGTTTTTGAGAGTGTCCCAAGTACTTATTAGTAATTGTAAGTCAGGATTCATTACTCAGCCTCCTCCATAATATCATCGATTGCGTCGATGTCAGATGCGTTTTCAAAATCAGCATTTACATCAGCATTTGGATTTTGTCCAAATTCATTGATAATTACCTGAAGTTTATCTCCAGTCCAGCCTTTTCTGAACTCTTTGATTTCTTCACCAGTAACTGGCGAAACATATGAAAGTTTATTTCCGACTTTTTCTACAATGCCTTTGGATTCAAACATTTCTAGGAGCCCACTATATGGGTCCATACCTGTTTCGTATGGGATTTTTACTTGAACACTTTCAAAAGGTTTACTGTATCTAGTCTTCATAACTTTACATGCCGCCCTAATGCCTTGTACTGTAGACACTTTGTTGCCTGCCTCATCTTCCTTAAGTTTAAGTTTTCTAAGTGCGACAACAATACTACTAGCATATATAAAACCTTGTCCGCCTGATATTTTATCATCAGGATCAAACATGTCTTGCGATGCGTAAGTATGATTGGTTGCAACAAGTCCGATAGGATGTGGTGCAAGTTGATTAACTGTGTTTCTAACTAAAGCAGTTAGAGCCTTAGGTTTTCTACCTAAATCACCTTTTAAGTCACCTTTATTAAATTGGTCGACGTCAGTAGGCGAAAGTAACATACCCAAACTATCTATTACAAATAGCACTTTAGGTTGTTCCTCATAAGGTAGGTCACCATGGTTATCTTTATAATCGCTTATAAATGTGCTTAATGTTTTTGCTACATCATCAATCATAGACACACCAAATTTTAATAATTTATCGGGGTCGGTGCTAACATTTAATGCGTGTAGCCATTCTTCATCAAGAGCATTTTCAGAGTCGAATATAATAACTTGACAGCCTTGTTCTTGTGCGTTTCTTACTAAGTTTCCAGCACAGATAAAACTTTTACCTGAGCCAGATTCACCGGCAAATACACTAACCTTACCAAGTGGAATACCTTTGTTAAAGTCTCCACTGATAAGATAATTTAGTGTGTGATTACCAGTTGATATCCAGTCCTGCGGATCATGGAATCCAGCACTGATGCCAGTAATAGATTTACTGATACCAGTTCTGAACTTTGTTAAGTCAAATGGTTTCTGCATGATGTATCTCCTTATGACCTGTTACGGATCATGTTTAAAATATCATCTGCACTAGGTTTTTCACCACTTGCTTGTTGTTCTACAGGAGCACTTTCTTCTGCTTTTGCTTCAGGCTCAGCAGGTGCTGGTGCAGGCTCTTTTACTTCTGCAACAGGTTCAGTTGTTACTGTTGGAGCAGGTTGAGCCGCTGGTGTAGTTGATTGAGTTTTAGGAACATCTACACCATAAGGCTTGTAGAAGTTACCCCATCTCTCAACATCGTATAATTCACCATCAACCGATGCTTGGAACATTTCAGCGATTGCTTGTAGTTCTTCTGCGCCAGGCTTTTTAGGTAAAAAGTCATTTAAGTTATACAAACCATTAGAATCAATAGCCGCTAATTCTTCTTCATTTAAGCCACGTTCTTTACGAGCCCATTTTGAAGTAGAGTAATCTGCATACTGTCCTTTGGTTGTTTTGGTTACCCTAAAGTCTGTACCATTTACATAATCAGTAGGAATGTTTTCCATATCTGGGTCCATTAATGCTGATTTGATAATGTTAAAGATTTGTGGGGAAATGACAAAACGTCTGATTGGATTTTCAGGTGTTTCTTCATTTAACGGATTTTCAGTTACAAATCCTTGGAAAATGTAACTTCTTTTTTTCCAGTACTTACGACCCATGTCTTCTAGACTTGCGTCTTTAAACCAAGGACGAACCTCAGTTAATACTGGACAAGTTTCGCCGTACATTTCTGCACAGGGTACTTGTACTGTTACAGGTTTTGCGTCACCGCCTTTCACACCTGGAAATGATAACCTAATCATTTGTCTTTCTACCCAGAAAAACGTGTTGTTAGGATCTTCATCAGGAAGGAATCTAAGTGTACAACTTGTACCTTCGTCGATGTTCCAATGTGGGAAAATGGCGTTGTCTCCGCCTGTTGATGATTGGCTAGAACTCTTGTTGTTCTCCATGCTTGCCAATTTAGCCCTTATTTCTGCCAAAGATGCCATAATAATATCTCCTATGTATGTGCCATGTTTGTAATCTGTGATTACTGTATGTGCCTAAGTTTACTTTCTTTGTGCCATGTTGTCAACCTTTTTTTGTCTTTCGACAATAACCGTTGTCTTGTTATAATAGTATTTATACTTCTACGTCAAAACTCTCAATGAATTTTTGGTATTTTATGCTTTCTGCTAATGACATCTCTGTTGCCATAACAGGTTGCTGTGGTCTTTGTGCTGATAGTAAAGAAGCCTTAACTGCCCTATACTCCATTGCATCTAATTGTCCACCAGTGGATAATTTGTTTCCAATTCCACCCAAGTAATTTGCTAACTTGCTGTCTTTCACACAACTGCTTAATTGTCCAACTTGATAACCTAATCTTTGATGTGCGTTTTCAAACTCAATTGGTTCTTCTTGTATTAATTCTTTTGCATTTGCAAAATTTTCATTTTCAATAGCATTCATAATGTATTGTTCAAATGCATTTTTTCTGTTTACAAGTTTTAATAATGTTTCATGTGCATTACCAACTTTGTCATCAAAGTGTGTTTCTGTAAAGTGGTCTTCCAAGTTTACTTCTGTTACGATATCTATATTCGACTCATCTGTTATACTTTCTACTGCTTTACTGTATGTTTTTACTCCTGCAACTCTTTTAAATGCAGTTCTTATGTTATCCATTTGTTGTCTTGCAAGTGTTACATACTCTTGATTGTCTTCATTTATTAAACCTTTTTTATTGACATAACGAATAAATTCTTTTAGTGTACCAAAGTCTTTACACATTTGCACAATGCTTTCTCCAATTGAGTCATGCATTACACCACCATTATAAATGTGTCTAGCCATTGCTCTTGCACCTTGTAAATTTTTACTTGGGAACAAGAAACGTTCTTCATTTGCTTGTATGAAAATCTTGCTGATGTTTCTACTTCTAGCACCACGTACTTCTTCATTTACAGGTTTGGAATGTTTTACAACAAGTTTTACATTGTCTAGTGGTTGATAACTTGTTTTTAGTGAACCATGTACAGCACCTAAAGTTGCTTCGCTTATAGATTCACCTTGCATTACGTTTACACCTGGAAGTTCACCTTGTGAGTCTTTCCTTGGCTCGTCTTTCATTAGTTCAGTATCTTTCAATCTTTTCATATACTCTTTTCGTACTATTTGTTGTATTTTTGGTAATGCTTCGTAATCTTCGTCAGATAAGTAAAATC